TAAAACCACCAGTACGACTAAAGGGAAAACCTTCCCCTCTTTTACTATACCATACTTCAATATCTGAAGGTAAATCAAAAGCTGAGGTATCAAAGTTAGGAGTAATAGTATACGTTACTGTTCCTCCACCACTTTCATCACTATCAGCTTCATAAGCTAGATAAGTACCACTAGCATCTACAGTAAGTAGATCACCACTAGTACCATCCACTAAAAAGAAAAATGTATCCATAAGGAATCTCCTTAGTTATAAGTTAAAATAAAACACTCCCCTAGCGGTAGCCAAGGGAGGGTTAAGGTTAGTTGTTTAACGAGCGTTCGCCGGATCAGGCGTGAGGTCGGAGATTGGGATTGATTCGGTGTTCACTCGTTGATCTTCCAAGAGCTAAACGAGGGAGTTTCTCCAGTAGCACCCTGCAAATCTGTATCTGCATTTAGCTCTGGAGAGATATCGTTTGGATCAGATACATCGGTAATTTTTATGGCGACATTGCCAGTAGAAAGAACTTTGGCAACGTATTGAGAATCAATGTTGTCGAAAAAAACGGTTGAATCAGGTTCGAACGCTGTATCTGTTCCAGTCGCATACATCCGAAAAGTCACTGGCTTTGTCGGATGCGAGACATTTGAAATCCGGCTATTCCTACAAACACCAGCAAATTGAGTTTGCCTAGGTGTGTCTGCTGGTTGATCGACAAAAACCGAATCTACGACAATTCCAGAATATGATGGATTATATGTTCGGCTGAAAAAGATCGGTTGCCCATCAAACTCAGCAATCAGATTTTGACCAACCTTGCATCCGTAAAAGATCGAACCGTTTGGCTGCCATCCTGTTGACTGTCCCCATATCTGAAACAAATCCTGATGCGTAACATCTGCGCCGCCAGGATATGTAATTCCCTTTAGATCTTCGCAGTATATGTTGACAACAAGCTTGCCAAGGTCGTTCACATCACCGCGAATCTGACGAAAAACACAATCGCGCACTAGCTCTAGTTGCACTCCACACTGCTTGAAAGGCACGCCATACCATTCGCATTCAGTAAAGGACACTGGATTGTCGCCAGTGATTGATCTCGGCCATTGCGTCGAGTATTGAGGATCGAACTGATCGGATTCGGTATAATCTGTGACGTTGTATTTTCCTGAAATTGAGCAATTATCAAACCACAGCCGTCCTGCATGATTGGTCAGATCGTAATATCCAACAGCCGTATTTGACGAAGTTGATCCTATCTGGGCATCATAGATATGCAAATCGCATCCGCTTGGAAGCTTTGGAATAAATCTATCATTTGTGCCAACAGCACCGTCGGTGTTGAAACCGATTGATCCAGTTCCTGGCTTGACCGTCAAGAAGCCCTCACGAGATGCGGATAGTCCTGATCCGATATTGTCGAGAACATTGAAACCAAAATCTGGCTCCGTATAGTTGATCTCAATAATATCGTGATTGCTTGTTCCGTCAAAGGCGTCTTGTATCGCTTGCTTCGCATCATTTGCATTTGAAACGCCGATTGTGCTAAGGGAATTCTTTCGATATACAACAATTGAGTCGACAGACTCACCCGAAACAGCCGTGATTTCGTTTGTTCCGATAGAAAGTGGAACAGTTGCGCGGAATACCGAAACTGAATTCCCACCGACGGACGGCCACTGCAAGGTTGTTTGCGATGTTGTCACACCGTTGACGATTGGCGTGATCATACTTGCCGACGGGTCGTATGTGAACGCAACAACATCGACGACAATCGAAGAATCTTCCACGACCTGCCCGTCGACGATCGCAATTCTCAAAGAGTTCGCGCCAATACTTTCTGACGGTTCGCCCTTTTGAATTGTTGTGTCAGATGCACCATATTTTACAGAGGCAACGCTTGAGCCGATCATAACTTTCATACGAAGATCTCGAATGTATACGAGGTTCCAGACGGCACATTTGCAGGCCAAGAATCAAACTGAGCTGAAGAAAGGAGACAATATCCACTTCCTCCGCTATCAAAGCTGTTCCAGCTTATGGAGGATGCTGTATAGGTCGATCCACCCAAAACCAAAGCAAGCGATGATCCGTCAGGATAGTTCGATACAAATGTATCGCGAGAAGCCGGCACACTAAAAACAAAGAACATCCGAGGGCTTGCGTTGTCGGTCCCTCGGAACGTGATAAATGAAAGGTCTGCTTCCGATGGATTCGTCGTTGGATCGTTGTCTCTTGATCCACCTGTTCCATCTGCCACATCCGTTGTTCCAGAAGCGGTGAAATCAGCCAACGATACAACATCCGGCCAATACAACCATCGCGGACTCATTGTGCGTACTCCACTGAGAACCGAAGGTCAGTCACGTCGGCGACGCCGTTCGTCGCACCGAGCACGACGGTGATGACGGCATCAGCCGCAACGTCTTCGGTGCCGTCGGTCTTGAGCGTACCGGTAAAGCTTGATCCAGAGTTCATACGACCGAGCGAACTGAGCACCGACGTCCCGCCGATCTGAACATCGATGTCGCCGTCTGGCGACGCTCCGGCTGTCCAGGCGAAGTAGACGCCGGTGATCTCCCGAGCTTCCGCAACCTTTGGATCGATGTAGTAGGTCGTGTCTTCCGGTGCTTCGATGTGACCGACGTAGGAGTCGGTGATGGTCGAAGCGGTCGCCAGCGTCCCGAGGCCAAGCGTCGTTCGCTGAGCAGCTGCATCGGCATCATCGAGTAGCGCCTTGCCGGCGGTTGTGATGTCGAAGGTCGCCGCCGTTCCAGATCCGGTGAACTCGATTGCCTTGCCAGCGGCCGAAGTCAACCCGGCGATCGCGGCAAGCTCCGCGTCGTAGGCTTGGACATCGGTTCCCACTTCTAGATCGAGAATCGCCCGAACCTGTGCAGGCGTCTTGTCGACCCAGTCTCCGCTCGCATCAAAGACAAGGAAGTCATTCGTCGCAGCAGAGGTGATCGTAACGTCGTCAGGATCTGCGATGCTCGTCGCGGCGTCGGTGATGACGTAGAGCGTGTTCGGATCTGCGCCGCCGGTGAGGTTGGTGTATTCGGTGTTGGTCAGTGCGATCACGTCTGTGATCGATCCGGCCGCGACAGTGCCGCCCGAGTGATCCGCCGATCCGCTGCCGACGGCGTCCTCGATGTCGGTGTAATCGAGATTGGCGATGCTCTGAGTGTTTGCGATAGTGCTCGCCGTAAGAGATGTGAGCGTGCTGGTGATCGTGCTACCGCTCGTCGGCGTCGTGTCGATGTCTTCGCCAGTCAGCGTCACCGCACCGGTCTCGGTATTGACGCTTTCGACTCCAGCGACAAACTCCTGAACGGAACCAGATCCATCAGCGTAGAAAAGCTTTCCGTCTGCGTAGTTGATCGCAAGCTCGCCCTCGGCAAGAGAGCTTGGCGTGCTCGACGGCGTGCCGCTTCGCTTCAGCTGGATCGTCCCGGATGCCGAACTCTTGGTCGGCGTCGATGGCACCTCGCCGCAATACGGCGTGATCGTTCGGACGTTCCCGTCTCCATCGGTGTGATTGGCTACGTGCGCAGGGAGGTTGATGACCGTGTTGATAATCTCAATTCGATCGTCATCGAGCCCGTTGAAATTTGAAGCGGAAACACTGCTAAGGTTGCAAACCCATACGGTACCCTCATGCGTGTGCATGAACAGGGGTGTACCAGAATCTCCATCCCAAATAGCGACGGGATCTAGATACCATCCCCAGTTATGTGAATTGATGTCTCGAGTTGCGGCATTGATGATTGTGTTGCTATTGGTCGCCGCAAGAACTCGGCCTTGACTGTCGATCGCCCAGCCTTGTTCAAATTGACCACGCGAAAAGCTATCGAAGACCTTCCCCTGAAGAGGCCGTGCAATCGCTACTTCGTCCTCGCTTGGGATTGATCCTGAGAATCTCGCAAATGCGAAATCATAGCTGCCAGGGCCGCTCGTTCTTGACCACCAAGTACCAATACCACCGGCCTCAGACTCGATGTCATCCATGAAGTCCGTGTCGAACTGCACTGGATAATTCCGAACGACGCCGTCCTTGCAAGCGAACCAGGTGTCTCTCTGAGAAGCGTTCTGCCCGGGCAAAGCTAGCCACGCAGCCTGATCGATACCTCCTGAATCAAAATGGAAATACGAAACCAGAAGGTTCCAACCGATTCGAACCCAAGAACGATACCCGTGGTTGAAGCAGTTGATGTCGAGTGCTTGGTCGGCCAATGCTGTAGCGTATGGCACGTGATACGGATCGATGGTCGTACCACCAAGACCGTCTGCCGATGAATTGATGGCATTGTTCAGCCTTCTCGGAAGAAAGCCGAACGGCGAGAAATCCATACCGGCCGCCCTTGTTCGGAGAGGGTTGATCGCTACCGGATAGACCTGCCCGCCAGTGCCCGACGAAAGCGGGAAGTTCTGGATCGAGGAGTCATTTCCAGCGACCGGGCCGTAGTTCAAGATTCGCAAAGCGTCGTCGTACGGATCGGTCGCTCCAGCAAGAGCGGACTGCCCGGTTCGCTCAGACCAAATCGGCCATGACTTGATATACGCCATTAGAAGGTTCCTCCGTCGATGCCGTTGGTTGCGATTGCATCGATGGCCGCGCTACAAGCCTGAGCCTCGTGACTTCGCATGACCCGAAGAAAGTTATACCGAATAGTGTCGAGACCGTATCCTGAGTCCGCATCTCTATGCGGCGAGCTCAGCGTTTCGATGCAGGTACCGTTGTTGAATGCTACGGAAACGTTTGTAAGTGGGCCGAGCGGCGAATAATTTCCGGTCATATCGACCAGATTTACCGACCCAGTAACTTCGACCGTATTCCCTGGGAAAAGATCTTGGTATTGCGGAAGATAGAACTTGGCCCCGATTACACCATCGAGGACTTTGTCGCTGTAATCGGTTCCGGATCCAGAGCCACCGAAAGATATCGGCGTTTCCATTGGATAGACCGCGTTCAGCGGCTCGGTGCGAATGAATGCGACAGTAGAGTCTTCGACGTAGCCGGTGTTGTCCGCAAACAGAAAGGCGGGCGACGAGAGACTCGGGATCGTCGTGTCTGCGGGGTTAGCCCAGGCAAAGTCGTAATCAGTCCCGCTTGACTTCTGAAGCGTCTGTCCAGTCGTACCACCGTCAGGCACGCCGACGCCTCGCGGACCAGGCGAGGCGATCGTGACAGTCGTACCGCTGAGAGAGATTGCGTAGCTCACCGAGTGACCTCCCGGTCGATCTGAAGGACGCCGCTGATGATCTTGTAGACGTTGCTCGTGGCGTCGACGAGCTCCAAGTCATACCAACCGAGAAGCGGAGCCGAATATGCCGCGGTCGCGGTCGCCTCGACTTCGATGCGTATGTTCGGATTCGTATCGGCGAGGATCAGCTCGGCACCGCTCGTCCAGCTGAAGACCTCGGTGGACGACTCCTTGTCCTCTCGGCCCTTCATGCGTGCCGTCCAGCTCTCGGAGGCGAGCGGCATGATCGCGCCTTCTGAGTCGGTCCAGTTCAGCGTGAGCGAGAACGTCGAGCCCTGCTCGATCTGTATCTTGTTGCCTGCGAGACTGAAGCTCATTGGTCTTCTTCCTGCTCTTCGATGAGCCGTTGCTGACGCGAGATGCGTTCGATAAAGATCGTCTGGTCCTGCTCGATCTGCTGCCGGATCGGTCCATCGAAGCGGTCGATGATCTCCTTCCAGAATCGGAAGTCGCCCTGCTGCGCTGCCTTGATCGCGGCGACGGCCAGAGCGTCGAGCACCGACCGGCCATCCTCGGTCTCGGTCTTTTCGATCGCCCGTTCGAGCGCCCGCTTGAGACTGAAGCCCGTCGATCCCTTCCGTCGGCCAGGGCCGGCTTTGGTTCCTGGTGCGAAGAGTCCGCGGGCGTCTCGCTTGTATTCGTCGGGCTTCTTGGTGTCTTCGTCGCTCATGGCTCGGCCTCTGGTTCCTCCTCGAGCTCGGCGGGGTCCTCGCAGAAGTGAGCGTATACAAACTCGGCGATGCCTCGCACGGTGTGCAGGTTGCCGTCATGAACCGCGAAGGTCTCGGTCGCCCGCTTGCGTCGACGACTGACCGCGATGATAACGCCGTCCGTGATGAGCTCTTCGCTGATCTCTCGGAGGAGCATGGCCAGACGTTCGCGATGCTCCTTCGATACGTTCATCGTGCCTCCGAGATCTCGACACCGAGCGAGATGTAGTCGTCGGGCTTCGGTTGTCTTTCGATTGATAGTCGAAGCCACGCCGCTCCGATCGGCTTCGGCGGCGCTCCTCGCTCGATGTGCCAGCCGGAGAGAGGCGAGAACTCGTCCTTGTAGCCCGGCGTTGAGACGTGATGCACGTCCTCGATGCGAACGTTGCCGTGCTTGGTCAGCGTCGTCTTCGCGAGCCGGACGACCCAGGAGTCGTGCGTGTGACCGCTCCAGATGATGTCGGCATCCGGCAGGTAGGACTGCCGGCGTCGCGTGTTGAGGACGCCGTGCGTCATCGGTCCGCCGCCGCCGTTGCCGTGCGTGTAGTACATGACGCGGCTGTATGACCGCTCGCAGTAGATGACGCGGAACCGGATGAACCCGGCGTAGCTGCCGACGATGATCGGCGAGCCCTTGGCCCTGAGCCGCTCGGCGGTCCGCTCGGTCAGGTCGGTCTCATGCCGTTTGAGGATCGAGCCCTCGTGGTTCCCCGGCGACATGAAGAGCCAGCGATCGGCGAACGGCTCGTAGAACTCGGCGGCGCAGTCGACGAGCGAGTCGAGGTATCGGCCTTCGCGTTGCTCCGGTCGGCAGGCGTCGGTCGAGGCCCGCTTGTCCCATTTGCCCTGCATCGCGCAGTGGAGGTCGCCGATGTCGAGGATCCCGGCGTCTCGCTCCTCAGCTTCGAGGAGATGGGTCAGTTCGAGCCGCTGGTCGGTGTGGGCGTTGTCGTGATGGCGGTCAGACGAGAAGAGGAAGTCGGCGTGCCAAGTTGGCGAGTCGGCCTCCATCGTGATCAGGTAGCAGCCCGGCGAGGTCCGCTCGATTTCCCACTGCGGCATCGGATTCCCTCGGATTTTCCTGCGGGCTCCCAGAGGCCGGAGAAGGGCGTCTCAGCCCTCCCAATGCTCCGGAGGGGTCTCGGTGCCCTTGACGGCCTTGACGACCTCCATGGTCGATTCTGCGATCTGCTTGCCCTTCTCCAGACCGGCTCGGTAGCTGGCCTCCTTTTCCATCCGCTCGCGGTTGGCGTCGCCAGGCCGGCGAAGGAAAAGACCGCCGAGGCCGGCGAGGGCGGCGGAGATGATGGCACCGCCCGGAAGGGTCGAGGCGGCGTCCTGGCCGATCTGAAGCCCGGTCTCGGAGAGCGATCGGAGGAGGCCGGCGACCTCGGCTCCCTTGTCGATCGAGCGGGCGAACTTGGCCGACTCGCGATCGACGTAGGCTTCCCAGTCATCCCATGCGGTCGGCGACTGGCTGTAGGGGATCCGGTCTTCCGAGTCGATCGCGGCGGCGACGTCCTTTGGCACGTCGACCTTCACGAGGTCCTCGAGCTGGCAGCCTTGGATGGTGGTCGCGAGGAGCATGAAGCCGATCGCGGCGACGAGGAGGGACGAGGCTCGGCGGTTGTTCTTGAGGGCTTCGATCATCGGTTGGCTTCCATGCGAGCAAGTCGGTCCCGGAGATCGTCGAGTCGGCGGTCCTGCTCGCGGTTCGCCATCGTGGATTCGATCGAGGTCTTGGCGAGTTCGGACGCGATGTCCTTGAGCTCGGCGATCTCGACCGTGTTCTGATCGAGCATCGCATCCTTGCGACCGACGGCGAGGAAGAGGCCGGCGACGCCGACGATCAGAGTCGCAAGCTGAAAGAACTGGATCACGACGCCGAGGCTGGCCTTGTGGTTATCACTCATCGCAGAAGCCGTCTCACTTCGGAACGTAGCATGGAAAGCAGCTCCTCGCGCGAGCTGTCGCCGAAAGAGTCGAAAAGAGGTGCGGACTCTTCCTCGGCGAGGATGTCGTCGATCGACTCGCCTTCGCCGATGCGTCGGACGATGGGTCGGAGGTCGGGATGCACGGCGGCGAGCAGGTCTTCCCAGTCGGTGTCCTGGTGCGGCGGTGGTTCGCGTTGTCGTGCCGGCGTGTCGAGCTTGCTAGAGTCGATCCAGCCTTCGGGCGTCTTCTTCTTTCCGGCGGCCGTGAGCAGTCGGTACTGGACTCGGCTGAATAGGAACTTCGAGAGACAGGTCGAGGCGGTGCCGCGGGTGGGGTCGAACTTGAAACGCAAAAGCCGCTCTCCTTCGAGGAGGGCGGCGCTGAGAACTTCGGTGTGGGAGAACTCGGCTAGGTGCTTGGCGGATCGCCATCGGACGACGAGGTTGGTGATGAAGCCTTGGTGGTCCCAGACGTCGCGAGAGCGGCGGAGACTTTCGCGGCCAGCCTTGGCAGGTCTTTCGCTCGGAGTTGGAGAGTCCATTCGCCGCGATCCTCCCGGAGTGCGACGACCGGCAGATCGTTCGCGAGGCAGTCTCTTTCGGCCTGCTCCAGGAATCGGAGCGAGGCGATCTTTGCGTATCTCTTGACCTCCCAATGAACGCCAGGGATGGCCGATGTTATATCAGCGTGTCCTTCGGTTCCGCAATATTGCTGAGATCGTCGTGCCTCGATGCCAAGGTCGCGGAGCAGAGCCGCGAACTCAAGCTCTCCCCGCTTTCCTTTCTGCTTGCTGTTGGTCACGCATCCGCCTCCGTCCGAAGGAGGTCAGCGTCAACGATCTCCACGATGCGTCGACATTGTGCCGACGTGAGGTTCTTGTATCTGACCATGGCGTTGGAGTGCCAGTAGGCGAGCTCGCCGAAGTCCTTTGCCGGCGGTCGCCCTCTCATCGAGAGTCGCCAGTCCTTGACGGCCGCCGAGAAGTTCCATTCCTTTTCTTGCATTGCTGCTCCTTGACTTTTCTGCGGTGTTCCTGAAGTCGGGTGATTTGATCGGCTTTCCAATCGTTGACGATGCTGCGGTAGAAGTCCGGTGCCTTGTCGCCGTCGAGCGAGATGAGATCTCGTCGCGTCTCGTTTGGGATCGACTTGTAGTGATCGAGAAAACGCCAGACGGTGGATCCGGCGATTTCTAATAGTTCTGAAAGTTCCTGACGTTCAAAACCTTTGACGTACAGCGTTCCGACGATCATGGCCATGCAGTCGGCTCGGTCTTCGGCGTCGCCGTATTCGACGAAGCTTCCGTGCTTCCGGACTCGTCGTTCACTTTCGGATCGGTAGAGGATCCCGGCCTTGTTGCTGTCCGGATTGGCCTTCCAAAAGTAGGGCGTGACGTCGTAGAACCTGCACCACCGTCGGACGGCTGCATCGGCGATCTGATGTCGTGCTCGTTTCTTCACCATGCCTCCGCATCGATTTCGTCGAGCTTGAGCTTCGGCCATTCGGTGTTTCGGAAAACGATCCTTGACGTGGTCGTCCCGTTGATGAAGTGATTCATGCCGATGATGATCCGAGGCAGGAACCAGGAACGACCGACGCGGGCTGTCGGCGAGAGGTGATTGTGAAGCAGGACTTTCATGAGTGCACTCATCGTTTCGGATGAGTTTCCTTCGTGATGCTTGTCGAATTGATCGATGATCTCGTAGGCAAGCGAAGGGGATCGATCCCAGATCAGACCAAGGCACGCCCACACGAAACCGATTTCACATGCGTTCCGATTGAAACGCCTGATCGGTACTGGCTTTCTGATTCTTTGTTCCGGCTGCATAGCGAAGCCTTCTTGAAGAACCCACCTGACGCAGTTCTCGTGAGCGTGATAGAAGTCCGAAGCGTCGTCGAAATTGATGAAGCCCGATCGTGTAGTTGAGGATCCGGTGATTGCGATTCGCATGGCATTGATGATTCGCGGAATCGTTCCCGTCACTCCGAGAATCATTTCAAACTGATCGGCCAAGTTCCGGCTTTGTCCTATGTCGACCGTCTTCATTGCAACGATCGGGCAACCTCGAACGACAAGCGACTCGATCTGCTCTTTGGTCTGAGAGAGTGCGACCAGGCGATGGTGCCCATCGATGATGTTGTTTTCCTTGTCGAAGATGATCGCTTCGCCATTCACGACCCATCTTCCAGAGACGATGTCGTCCCTGATCTTTTTGATCTTCTTCTCGTTGAGCTTTCGATTCCGAGTCTTGGATTGGATCATCATCTTTAGAGCGTCTCGGTAATCGATTTTGCAGAATTCAGCTTGCATCTTTTTCCTTTCTGTTGGATGCGTTCAGCCGATCACGGGTCGGCTGTTTGTTGAATTTCCTGATCGGCGGCGACGAGCATGCCGGAGTAGAACGGCGACCACTCTTCGCGTTTGCTGGTGTAACCTCGGAAGGCCGCGAACCGTTTCGCGATGAGGTTTCTGGCGGCGATGACGCGATCGTCGGTCCATCGCTCCATGGTTGCCATTCGCTTTTCGTGGTCCTTTCGCATTTCGAGCAGCTCGGCGGTGACCTTCGATCGGTTGGCTTTGATCTGGCGATCGGTGAGCCGGCGGTTCCGGATCTCCGCGTAGAGCTTGGAGAGCGCGAGGAACTCGGGTTCCTTCCATCGCGAGGATCTGGCGTGCTCGACGATCGCTTCCTTCAGCGATCGGTGATCGACGAAGCCGGCACCGATCGTGGAGTTCGGTCGGTCGTAGGCGAGGAACCAAACGTGCCGGATCATTTCCTCCGTCGGCGACCAGTGCGGCCAGAGCTGCCGAAGGAGTCGCCAGTTCTCATCCCAGCTCGGCACGGGCTCGCCGGATCTCGTCATCGATCCGGGCTTCGCGGATGTCGGTGTCGGTCGGTCCTGTGTCTGCATCGTTCCATCGCTCCTGTCTGAAGTATGTCACGCCCTGCGGGCAGAATTTGAGCTCAGTCTCTCCAGTCCGGATCCGCTCGACCATCCGTCCGACGTCGGCCTCGACCGCCTGGCGGATCTTGGCGGCGGCGGCATCCGGCGGTAGCCGATCGCGCTTCTGGACTTTGTGAATCGATTTCACGATCTCCGCGATCGCCGGCTTCCGACCGACCTTCCGGCCTGGGAGATAGGCATTCCAGACGTCCTCGGCCAGTCTTTCGAGGGATGCCGTCAGAGGCCGGAGAATCGCCTCTGATCGATTTTGTGGTCCAGACGACTCCTCGATCGCCGAGACGCGAGGAACGCCCTGTGGGGCGTCCTCGTGGCTCTCGGTGATCTCTAGTGCGCGCGCCGACTGATTCGTGTCGGATTTGCCTATGACCGGCGGAGCGCCAGCGCAGCCGGTGGAGGCGGAGGTGGAGGAGGAGGTGGAGGTATAGGTAGTCCCGTCTGCAGTGGCGTCTGTAGTCCCCACTGTAGTGCCCACTGTAGTCCCCACTGCAGTCGCGCTATGACGTGACATGCGTGTCATGTCATCCACGTTCTTGGAATATTCGGCAGAAAAGGCCAATTTCTTGCGCTTTAGGGTAGCCGCGACGTAGCGCGGAGCGTGCTCCGGCCAGTCGTGAACCAGCAGCCTCGCGGCGGATTCTGTCGGATCCAGCAGGCGGCATCGGACGAGGGCGGCGACCAGGTCCTCGGCTCGTCCTGGCCATTCGAGGGCGGCCGCGATCTCCTCGTCGTCGTGCAATCCGATCTCGCCGGTCGGTGCGTGCTTGGCCGCGAATCGCCAGAGCAGACCGGCGAGGCCGAGAGCGTGCGGCCAAGGCACGCCGAGGACCGCCGCGAGCCGCCGGATCTTCGGAGATGTGAATGCACCATCGAGCATCGGTGCTCCCGGAAAAACCGCCGCCTCGACCGTGCTCAAGGAGCGAACGCACGGGAGGCGGCGGGGCTGGGGATTCGGTTGTCAGCGGTCGCTCCTCCGCCGACGTCATCCTAGCACGCTGCGTAGAGGGTCGCGACTCTACCGGAATGCGGATCCCGGCGAACGCCAATCGTTACGATCCGCCCCTGCCGGATCAGACCGGCCATCCGTTTGTGGGCCCTGCTCGTCGCGGAGATCTTCCCAGCTTCCTCGAGCTCGTGCTGGATCTCGCCCGCGGTCATCGGTCCTTGACCGGCAAGCGTCTCGACGATCATCCGCTCAAGACCGGCGACCTTCATCTTCACCGAGTCGGCCGCGACCTTCGAGGTCCACGGGTCAGAGATGCGATGTAGTGGTTGCATCGTTCGTCCTTCAGAATGGGATGTCGTCGTCGGCGAGCGGATCCCGGACGTTCGTTGCTTCCGACTTCTTCCGGATCCGAGCGGCGGCGATCTCGGCAGAGATCTCGTCGTCGGTCTGGTGCCAGTTCTCCTCGGTGCGTTGCTTCGACGCCGGCGATCGACTCGGCTGCTCGTCGAGCCGCTTCACCTCTTCGATGCCGTAGCCGCCGACCTCGACCAGGACCGCACGGTCACGCCAGTCAAGCGGGTTGAACATCGAGAAGCCGTCCTTGTCCTTCGATCGGTACTGCTCCAGGGCGTCGTCGCCGAGTGCCTGAGCGAGCTGACGATACTTCCAGAGGTTGCCTTTCTTCCCGTTCTCCGGCTGGCTGATCCACATCGTCGAGCCGACGAACGTTTCCTCGGTCTCGCCGACGAACTCGATCAGATCCTTCTTGCCGTTCTTGGTCTGGCGGTCCTCGATCCAAGCCGAGATCCGCATGACGTACTCGCCGGGCTCGGCGGACGGGATGCCCTCATTTCGATCCATGTCTGCTTCTGGTCTGAACTTCATTGGTCGATGCCTTCCTTTCCTTCGAAGAGTTCGAACACCGATCCTGAGTCGACGAACACTCTGCCGCCGATCTTGCGTCCCAGGATCTTCCCCGCGTCGAGCCAGTCGCGAACCGTCGCAACGCTCGGCTTCCAGCCGCACCGTTGCTCGACGAGCTCCGGTACATCGGCGATCTTTATCATGGTAACTTCAGCCATGCCACCATCCTTTCGAGTTGGTCGGTCGTGAGTTCAGCGAGGTCATCGACGCCCGCCTTTGCGAGTGCCTTCGCTTCAATCGCGTCAGCGTCCTCGCGAGCGTTGAGCAGGTCGCGGAGTTCGTCGAGGAGGATCTTTGCCATGTCGGGCTCCGTCTTCGCCGGCGGATCAATCCGAGGGATCTCGGTCTCGCCGTGCTGCTCAACGTATACCGGAGCGGCTCCGAGGGCATCCGGGCAGTGCTCGCGGTAACCGGCGGAGATCGCCCGAGCGAAGAGCATCGCTCGCGGGTACTTCTTCCAGTTCTGACCGCCAAGTCCCGCACGCTTCGCGTCGTCGATCGTGAACGTGGTCGTGCCGATCTGGAGTGGAACTCCGGATTTGTCACGCTGCGAGAGGTCGTAGAACGTGATCGTGCAGGCCTCGTCGTCGGTGACCGCTCGGTAGTCGTATTTGCCGGATCGCTTGATCGCGGCCGCCATCGTGTTCGCGGCTAGGACGGCCTTGCCCTGGATGAGGTGCAGGCCGTTCATCGAGTCGTAGGGCGTCAGGCCGAGGCCCTGCCCGACGATGAGCTTCGCGGCACACTGAGCGGCGTCGCGAGCTTCCGGGAACATCCCAGACTTCGCGAAGACGTCCGCGATGCGGAAAAGGTCTTGCCCTTCGTGGGCAACAATTGCGCTGGACATGATGCTCCTTTCTAGAAGTTGCCGAGGCCGCCGGCGGTGGATCGTTCAACCGGCGACCTCGGCTGGGTCAGTCTCAGGCCGAGAGGGCCTTGATCGCGTTCAGGATCTTCCAGTTCCGGTTGCCGACCGGACCGTCCCATTCGGCGAGGCCGATCGTGACTCGGAGGGCCTTCTCGTAGCCGTATCGGTAGATCCGGTCTTCGGCGTCCAGCTGGATCTCTTCGGCTTCGGTCTTCTTGGTTCGTTCGGTCGTGGTCATCGTTGGCTCCTTGTTCTGGTCGTCGTCGGCCCCGTGCCTTCGACTCCCAGATCATACCAGAGAATCAGAGAACGCCCAGTCTCTTGGAAGAAAATCCCAGAAGATTCCGAAAAATCGACAATCTTCCGGAATTCTTCGGGAAAGTGCTGGACACCGGGCCGGATACACCCGATGATCTTCTCGTCGGGCATGGGGCTCGACCGAAAGGAGCACACGATGCAACCGATTTGGACTGAGAGCGACGGCTGGAACAACGGCGAGACGATCTGCGGGATCTGGCGGACCGACGGCCAGAACTACCTGGCCTGCACGTACTCGGCGTCGAAGACCTTCAAGACTCTTCGAGCCGCCATGCGTTGGATGATCGCCCGCGGCTTCGAGCCGCGGATCGACGTCAGCCCGGAGGTGAACTGATGTATAGGAACCCATGGGACATCAGACGAGAGCGTGACGAGGCCGAGCTCCGAGCCGAGCAGGCAGAACGCTTCCGCGTCTTCGATCCGCTTCCGCCAGCGAAGGAGATTGACGACGTCATCGTCAACCACATCAAGGAGGTCGTGACCGAGCAGAGCCGCGTCGAACGGATGAAGGCCGTCGTCGCCGGAATCTGGGGGAGGCGAGCGAAGGGCGACGTCGACAGCGACTGGCGGCTCGGTAGCGGTCGACTCTTCCCGAAGCCCTGGTCGGAGATGACGCTCCGCGAGAAGTACGACCTCGCCGAGCAGACCGCCGAGTCCTGGGATCGTGATCGATGATCAAGGACGCCATCATCGAACACGTCGTAATCCCGAACGCGATGAGCGACCTCGGTGCCTACATCGTCGTCGGAACCATCGCCGGGATCATGTTCATCGCCTACCACCTGACCAACCGCATCGATCACCGCATCAAGGAGCGACGCCGATGAAGTACCAGGACAAGCTGCACCGGATCCTCAGCGACAAGGCCCGACGACTCTGGGCTCAAGCCTGCCGCCTCGACGGGTACGATCCGGACGATCTCTACGTCAAGCTGCGACCAGACAACATGCACATCCGCGAGCTTGACCGTATCATCCTCGAAGGCGCGAAGCTCGGATATCGGATCCGCGTCCGCTGATTAGAACACTCCTTCCGTTTGCCGTCGGCCGGGCTCACGCTCGGTCGGCGGTTTTCTCATGCGAGAAAATACGGCAATTCAAAATCCAGCTTTGGATCGCCTTGTGACAAGCTGCTGTGCGGCAGGCCAACTGACCGACCATTCGTCACAAGGGTTAGCGTTTCCCGCTAAACGCCCTAACTTTGGCATACATCGAGAGACCTCGGCCTCATCACCGTCGCGAGGGACGGGAGAGGAGGATCCGAGGTTGATGGACCTCGACCGAGGTCGGACCCGCGTTCTCACGCAGGCGGGGTTCAGGAGATGTAGGTGGCGTCCGCGATCGTTGGAGACGTGTCGGAAGGCAGCACCAAACCGAGCGATGCCATGTCGAAGAACCGATCGAACTCGAGGGCGATCTCGCCATCACCGGCCGCGCAGTTGTTCGTGACGCTCGCCGTGAACGTGTCCTCGATCGCGAAGTCGTCATCACCGCGAACGATCTGATATCCCAGACCGCCAGCCTGGAGTCGCGGCATCTCGGCGACTACGAGCTCATCGACGTAGACCTCGGAAGTGTTCGCGACGTTTCCGCTGAATCGAAGGTCGATCACGCAGCCCTTCGGAATCGAAACCGGCGAAAAGACAACCGCACTGAACAACTGGTAGGAGGTGGTTAGACTTGCTGAACTAACCGTCAATTGCATCGCTCGCCCGACGATTGAATCGTGCAGGATGGTCCCGCCGGAGTCCCGAACGGAGATGACCAGACTCACCGTCGGAGCCGCCGTTGCGTACCGCACTGCTGCCGTGATCGTGTACGGCCGGTCCGGGTTGATCCGTCCAACCGTGCCCGCGGTCGTGTTGAGCGTCTGCTTGATGTTCGGGTTCGTCGAGCCGTCGCCGATGAACGACAACGCCTTCGCTCCGGTGTACGCCGTCGTCGTGTCGTCGATGTGCGTGCCGGCGGTTCCGGTCACGATGGTCCAGTTGTCCGGCGCGTTGCTTGTGAAGTTTTCGAAGTCCGAGTTCGTGCAGACGTTTACGCTCGGCGTCCGGCCGCCGTCGACCCGAGCCGATGCCGCCGTGATGACGCCGCGAGTACCTGAGCCGAGCGGCCACTCATCGTCGAGGCGTCCGACCGATCGCTGTCCTTCGATCCGGAAGACCTCGGATCCAGCCTGGACGTTTGCCGAGGTCGAGTCGCGAACGCAGGTCGCCCGCACGGTCTCGGATCGGATCGACGGGAAGTCAAAGACCTCTGACGTCGACAGATTTCGGAGTGGTGCCATGTCCGACAGCAGCAGGATCCCAGACCCGACATTGGAGCCGCCCGCCGTCCCTTTGTTACTGGCCGGCAGCGTGACGTATCCGCCCGAAGGCCGATCGACGGTCTGGCTGGCCGTCGCCAACTGACGGATCAGCTCCTCGACCGCAGGACCGACGCCGCGATCCGGAAGCGTCGTGTCGGCGTCCATCATCTCGATCAGCGTCTTCGTCGCGTCGGTCGAGATGTCCGAGACGATGCCGCCAGCCTCATCAATCCGACGATCGATCCTCGAGGTCAGAGCCACGACCAGGTCGCGGGTCGAGTCCGAATAGTCGGACATCGTGTCCTCGAACTCGGTCCGCAGGGTCGCCTGATGCGTACGCACTGTCTTCGCGAAGTCGAAGAGGCGACCGAGTCGAGCGAGCAGGGTGGTATAAGCGACGGCCATGGATCAGTCCTTGTTCGGAGATAGTCGATTCAGCTTCGCCCGCCGACGGCCGCAGCCGCAATCTCGGCCGGTCAATCGCTCAAAGGTTCCGGCGATCTTGTCGGCACCGATCCGAACAGCCGCTCGGTGGACCTTGTCGCCAAGTCCGCGATCGGGTCCAGCGTACAGAGAGCAGGTCGCGCAGTTGTCGTCGGTCGGCGTTCCGCCGAACTGTCCGAGCGAGCATCCGGTGCCCATCTTGTAGGCGCATTGACTCATGGCGTCGGCGTGAAGTACGGCGTGAACATGAACGACCTGCTGTAGGTCGCTCGGTCGAGGTTGTACGCTCGTGACTGCCCGGTCGGATCGTTGCTAATGAACTCGTATCGTGTTATGTAGTCCCGTCGATAATCGCAATCCGTTGGCGGATCGCCGATCTGGAATCCGTAGTCGGCCAGGAAGTTCTGTTTGATCTCATCCCGGAAATCGAGCGGTCCGTATCCGAAAAGGTAGTCGGCGACCTCTCCGGTGATCTCGTCGGCCATCTCGCACTTGTCCTGCGTCTGATTTACCTTGAACCGTTGCACGAACACCTGATCTGTATATTGCTCGCCATTGCCAAAAGGATCAAGGCCGTAATTGTTGCAATCAGTCTGGACGTTGTATTCGGTAGGGATGATCCCAAACAACCGAATCGAGATGTCGACGTAGCAGGTGTCCGCTTCTATACCCTCTTCAGAATGCAGACAAGTGTTCGCGCCGGGAACGTATGGTGGATTGTGAACGATGACCGAAACCGTCGGCTGGATGTCCACGTCACCTGATTCTTCGCGAGTCAGTGAGCATGTCGGAGCGCCAAGTTTTTGAAAGCTGCAATTGCTTGCGTACCCAAGTCGGGCGAGTGACCACGAGATCGTGATCGCCTGCGTGATATCCGGCTCTTCGAGATCCCAGATCAAGACGCCATTGGCAACTGCTGTCCGTTGAATCGTCGTCGACTGAGTAAAACCTCGGTAGGTTGGTAATCCGATCGCTGTCTCGTACTCGTCCCGAATCTCTTGGTTCATATCAGCGAGGATCTCGATCTCAATCTTGAGATATCGATCCGTGTCCGAGCACACGTTGCACGGGAACTCACCGCCGCCGCCGCCGCCTCCATCGTCACGACCGCAACAGCAGACGGCGTAATACATCAGCGATAGGTCACCTGCGACACGATTCCGCGAACCGTATCGGAAAACTGAACCGGAGCGCACACGACATCGAATCGAGGAAGGCCGGTCATGTAGTGAAACGGCTCGGCCGTGCCGACGACCGCTGTCGAATACTCAACGATGGTATTTGCGTCAAGAGCTCTCGGAATCAGAGTCGTGCCATCCGGAACCGCCGGTGCGTTGAGGTTGTGCAAGCTGAAGTCGTTCAAGGCAAACGGATTCCGCTTCTCGAGGTAGATCTTGTTATTGTCCGCACCAAAGATTAGCTCGCTTGCGTCATAGACCCAGAGGCTTGCATTGAGAAACGTTCCGCCGCCGATCTCTCGAACCTCAATATCTTCATCTCCGAGAAGACCGTTGATGATTGCCAGTTTGCGGTTGCCGGCGGTCACCGGAAATAGAACGTAGCTCCGCCGTCCGTCCTGGCGACGATACGGCACAAGGATCGCGAAGCCCTCGTCGAACCGATCGTCGACCGAGATCGCGTAACTCGACTCGTCAGCCTTGCCTTGACGGAACTCGGCTGCCTCTTCGATTTCATCTCGATCGTCGTCCGTCTCCATCACGATCGTATCGGGATTAGAACTTTCAGATCCGCGGACGATGATGGCTTTCCAGGAAAACCGGGCGGAGTACTCGCCCTCGCCTCGCTTGGCATAGACCGGAATTGCGTCTGGCAGGCCGTAGTTCGGTCCGTCCTGCTTTCTCGACTGCTGCTCGATCAGCGGAAGCACCGCGTCGAGACGACGCATCATCTCGTTGATCTGGTCGAATCCGAGAGGACCGAGACTGCCGGAATGGAAGCGAGGTAGATCCATCAGATGGTGCTGCTGAAAACGCGACCGTAGAAGGTCGTGATGATAGCGTCCGCTGCCGATGCGCTGACGGTCAGCTGGTCGCCTGGATCAAGATAGACCGACGCGTCGATCACTTCGTACGTCTTGGAGTTGATCGTGTGATCGTGCAACAGGCAGAAGTTGTCGACGGATCCCGTATCGCCTGACGGGATGTGATGGATGTCGACGTTTCGATTGCTGCTGTCCTTGTTCGTAATCCAAATCTGATCGATGATGATCCGCTCGTTCTCCGCCGCCTGAACTGCGACGCGGTCAGTCGTGGGAACCGGACCGGGATTCCAGCGACGATGGTTCATGCCGACAGCATCCGATACTGAAGATCGACCGCGGCCGTGTTGGCCTTTGCGTAGATGGCCGAAGACGACAGACGGCCGATCGAGTATTCGCCGGGCAGCAGCTTGAGAAACGGAACGAATGATCCGGTATCGTCGAGGCCGACCTCGACGTAGTTGGTCGCGTCGAGATTACGGAAAAAGTACAGGCCGCCATCGCCGGCGTTCGCAGTCGGCAAAGCCTCGTGCGTTGCCGTGCCGATCTCCTGCACACCGCCATCGCCGACATCGGATGCGAGATCGATCTGAATCGAGCCGGGATTGATCTGCTCGAAGAAGAAGCCCGACCGAATGACGATCGATCCGTTGAACGTGACTTCGTTAGCCATCGGTGTCTCAGAAGTTCGAGGAGATGCCGTTCAGATCGAGGAGCGTTCCGAAGGGCTGAATGAAGTAGACCTGATCCGCGTGCTCGCCCGCCGCGTCGAGCTTTGGCGTGCCGTCTGGAAACTCGATCAGCGGCTGCTGCTGGAGATGATACAGGCTGTCCTGCGTGAACCGATGCGAGACCTGATAGACGTTCAGCCCAGTACGACGAACCGAGACGCCGTTGTAGAGCACCGTACCCGCCGCAGCACCAAGGAAAAACGCAGAGTTCCGGGCGAACTGGAACGTCGAATAGACGCCGTAGTTCGGCGTGTTGACGGTCTCGGTGAGCGTCAGCTCTTGGATCCGTCGCTGAATGCTGGTCGGATTCCCGGCTGCGTCGATCTTCTTGCCCTGAATGTCTTGTCCCGGCACTGGCTCGCCATTGGCTGGAATCACCGGATCAAGTCGCCAGGCAAGCACGAACTCCGAGCGGATCTCCGAAGACACCTCGACGTACGAGATCTCGTTCGGCAGGACTTCCGGCGGCGTGATGTCCGGATAGTCCGGGAAGTTCCGACTGATGACCTCGTATTGCCAGTCGATCCGCCAAAGATCGGAGTGACCGGATACCTTTGAGATCGTGAAGTCTCGAGCGATGAGACCCGGAAACTCCGGATGCGAATCGCCCGGCCGAGGAACCGCAACCGATCCGACCGTCGTGCCGAGGAGTGCGTAGACGTCTGCGGCGTTGCTGTAGCCGGATGCGTGAAAGATCCGAGTGCCGGTCCCGCGACCGCCGCTCGTCTGGATCGTCCGCGAATCGATGAACTCGATGACCTCAGGCAAGGCTAAAGCCTCCAGCCATGCGGGCGGTGTTTTGCACGATCTGGGCGAGGAAGTCCCGCGACTGCTGCGAGATCCGCGTCAGCAGCTTCGCCTCGTTGACCTGAGCCGAAGCTGCCGTCGTGAACGATCCGCCGGCGGTCGAGAATGACGCGGTCGCTCCGGCAGTCTGCCGTTCGGCTTTGGCACGCGCGTCTCGGATCTCTTGCTCCGCCTTGAGCCGAGCGTTGACGAATGCGAGCTGCTCCTCCTGAGCCTTCTTCTGAGCGGCGGCTTCCTCTTCGCGCTTCTTTCGAGCACGTTCCTCGAGCTCCATGATCTGCTTCTGATGTTCTTCGGCCTGTCGGTCCAGCTCTTTCTGGCGATCAGCGATTTGCTTGATGCGTTCGGCTTCTTGAGCTTCTTGTTCAGCTAGGGCAGCCGCTTCCTCCTGCGCTTTCAGAGATGCGATTTCCAATCCGATCAGATTCTTCTTCATCTGCAGCTGTCCAGAAAGAAGGAAAAGCTGCTCGGCAATCTCTCGCCTCGATGCTTCGATGAGTTGTCGTCTTTGTTCCTCGCTGACGTTTGCTTTTTGGATCTCTTCTCTTCGTGCATCTCCTTGCTTTTTTATCGCTGCTTCTTCAAGTTCTGCCTCTTGCTCCAAGAGTCGGATCTTCAGATCCTGTTGCTTGATTGCGATATCGAGATCCGATTGACCAAGCAGCTTCATTTCCTGCGCTTGGATGCTCAAATTCTCAGCAAGAAGAGACGTCCGATCATTTAGTTTCTGAAGAGCAGCGTCGAGCTCTATCGTTTCGAATCGCAGATCTCGCATCCGCTGACTCGATTCGTGCAAAGCCTCTTCAAATTGAAAAGTCCGAGCGATCAGACCTCCGAAGATCGGGAGACTTTCAAGCGATGCTCGGACCTTCTCCGCGTCTCCACTCATCACGCCGAGAGCAGCGTTTGCCAACGAAACAGCCGCTTCAAATCCTGCGACGGCTGCCGCAGCGACCCCGACCGTCTTCGCGACAGCTTGGAAACCGCCAAGCTTGCCGATCGTCTTATCAGCAGCGTCGGCTGTCTTCGAAACGGCCCGCTCAGCCTTCTTCAGACCGGCTTCGAGCTTGCTTGTACTCGCGAATACGTCGAGCTCTAGTTGAAAGTCAGCCATGCATTCGCCTCATTTGCTGCTCGACGTAGGCTCGATGGTCTACGGGACCGCCGCCGGAATCACCGGCTTGCCTCTTGAGATAGTCGAAGATCTGCCGCAGGTAGCCGTTGAACTCGTCGATCGGAAGCGACATCGGATTGCCGACACCAGGTAGATGCCTCGCGATGATGGCCGCCTCGGCGATCCAGTCGCGGGCGGCGTCTACTCCTTTCCCTCGGCCCCACCTTCCACCGATTCGTCAAGATTGACGCCGATGCACGCCAGAGCCAGCCGCGAGAGGTTGCCGGGATCCATGCCCTCAAGCTCCGTCGGGAACTCGCCCATCGCCATTCGGATGATGTTGTACGCACCGTCGACCGAGAACGCCCATCGCACGATGACGCTCGACAGACCGACTTCCTTGCGATGCTCTCGAAGCCGCTCCAACCGATCGTCAGGATCGACGCCGGCGTCCTCTAGATCCTGCACGAGCTCCTTCCGCTCTCGCTCGTGCCGAAGCACGGCGAGGTCGATGATCTGTTGCACTTTCAGCCGAGGCACGAGGATCGTGCCATCGGCGACCGGGACCGCGATAGGTTCCATGTTCTCTCCTTACTTCTGGACGATGCCAAAGCCGCCGACCTGCGTCGACTTCTCGACTCGCTGAGCTTCGATCTTCGCGAGCACGCTCTCGTCGAAGATCTTCGCGTGCCTCTTTGCTCTGATGATCGCCTCGGCCTCGTCAATCCGGCCAGGCGAAACCCGGACGACACGCTCAGTGCCATCGACGAAGACCAACCGGACGCGCCAATCACGGCCGCTCGGTCGGATAATTCCTTGGTTGATGAGGTCGTGTCGCGTCGTCACGCAGTCTCATCCCAAGTTGCGTCCGGACCGTCGCCGTCGTTCATCTCGAAGTTGAACGTGATCGCCGAGTCGCCGTCGTTCGTGACGGTAAAAGCGTACGACGAGAAGACCGCACCGAACGTGATCTCGCATCCGGTCGCGACCGTGAGCGTGATGTTTCCACCATCCCGATCAGTCAGATCGCCAGCGTCGGCAAGATTTCCGGTTCCGCTATCTGAATGAGAAATCGGCGACTGGCTGTTATCTGAGCCCGTATCGCCATCCCAATACTTTGGGATGCCGCCTGCCGACCCGGTGATGTCGACGACCGCCGACGCGCGACGATTGTGGACGTTTGCTCCGTATCCCGTAAGAACCTGAGTCGTTCGGCTGATCGTCGCTGACCAGGTATTGAGAACGGCGTTGAAGCCCGTCGGAAAGGTGACGGAGCCGTCGGATCCTACTGCGTAGCTCGCCATCGATCAGACCTCGTACCAAGTGAACTCAAGATCGGCATCGGTCGCGGCCGCGATCTCGAAGTTGAAGGTGACAGTCGCGTCGCCGTCTTGTGTCGAACTGAGCGCGACCGAACTGAAGACGGCCGGGAACTTGAACGAGCACTCGGCCGTTGCTGCATCAGCACCATTGACCGACAGGTAGACGTCACCGCCAGCCGCGCTCGATTCCAAATCCAGAGGTGACGAATCCGCCTCGTTGTACTTCGGCACTCCGCCGGCAGATCCGGTGATGTCAATCACGCCCGAAGCGACGCGACGATGCCCAGTGTCACCGAATCCCGTCACGACCGAGGTCACGCGGGAGATCGTTGCCGACCAAGTGTTGAGGCTCGCAACGTAACCGGAACCGAGGTCCGCAGTGCCGTCCGAGCCGATGGCTACAGTGCTGCCCATCGCGAGTCCTCGTCAGGAAGTAGTCGTGGCGACTAGTTCGAAAGTCGAATCGGAGCGGAAATACTCGCCGTCCGCGATCGGCGTGCCGCGACTGACGCCGCGAATGTACCCACGGTCGTGTCCGGTGACCGTGACCGCTTGCTGATCGAGGAGGTCGAACACCTTCCGATCGATGTCGGCGATCGCGTCCGGCCCGGCCTCAACCTTGCCGAAGACCGAGACCGTGAACAATGCTCTCGATCGGACGATGCCCGAGAAGAACCGTTCGGTGTCCGGCGACTCCATTGAGTAGACCACCAGCGGCAGCGTACTCGACGCCGGAGCCTCGACCGCGTAGATCCGATCCGAGACCGCCGTCCGAACCGGGTTCGTGCTGCTGCCCGTGTCGGCACTGAGCCGCGAGTAGAAGCCTTGCATCAGGTAGTTGCTCACGACAGCCTCCCGACTCGCCGCCGGATCGCCGAGCGGATGCGTCGGCTCACCTTGGCGATCTCTCGATCAACCGTCGCTCGGTGCTTCCGGTTCCGCATCGTCGGACCAAAGAACGGACGAGGGGCCATCTTGACCGTTCCGTATTCAAGCGGCCGAGCGTAGAGCACGTTCGTGCCGAGCTTCAGGACGATTCGCTTGCCGACCTTGCGAGACGGCATCGTTCGGAACGACCGGCCGAGCGTGCCGGTCTGCTTGTGCGGCGGCGTGCCTGGCGTCGACGGCGGCGGCGACTTGGCGAGGTTGAGGATCTCTTTCGTCTTGGTCTGGTAGAACAAGCCGATGCGGTTTACCAGCGTCACCAGCTCGCCACGCATCGCATCGCCGACCGGCTTCGCTCGGAGATTGTGCTTCGATGCCATTAGCCGAAGACCTCCGTCGCCTCGACGATCGTGTAGCACAAGGCATCCGAGATCGGCCGCTCGTCCGGGATCCGAACGCTGCTGATCTCGTACGTCGTCGACCCGTAGGCGATGCGATCACAGACGCGGATCGTCGGTCGCCCTGGGAAGTAGATCGTCGCCGTCTGCGTCGAACGCTCGGCACCGCCGGCAACCGTGTCGGTGTTTGCCCTGACCTGGACGAAGCCAGTCAGCACCGACGACGTCGACCACGTCTCGATACGGCCGGCGCTCGAGTCAAGCGTGTCGGTCGCCTTCGACAAGATCGACACCGTGACGCCGTGACGATCGACAAGCGACGAGATGGTCATCGAATCTCCCGGTAGCCGGAGAGCTTGCCGACGCGGCCTTCGAGAGCTCGGCGACGCCTGCCTGCGTGTACGAGTAGTCGCCGAGGCTTTCGCTC